CCCGAAGGTAGCCCCTTGGCTAAAGTCGAAAGAGACCGAGATCGTGGCAGGTAATGTCATACTGGACTTAAATCAAATCGATTAGTTCTATTAACTGTGTTGAAAGATCCAGAGAGTGATGAATTGACGGATGAGTTACGAACTGCGCTACCTACAATATCGCCATCAAGATAGACCTGAATGTTTAGTAATTGATCGGCTGCTCTTTGTGCTGAATTTACTGCGGACATTAGTTCTAGCTGTGCATCTGTATATCCAGATGTAGGCACGAGAGAGCCTGCGCTTAATTGTGATACAGAGACCCCTAGTGATGAGGCTGTGTATGCTAGAAGGTCGGCAGGGATCTTCCAATGCTCGTAAGGGTTAGGCGCTTGAGGTGTAGCAAGAAGGGAAGCCGCTAAGTCATTCTGTCGCTTAACTGCCGCGTCTAATTGATTCGATAGTTTAAGCGCTGCCGCTTCATTCTTATCTAGTAACGCTAATTGAAGGTTAAGAGATAGGCGATCGGTCTTACTGATCTCGCCCTTAAGTGCTGCCTCGATACCGATACGCTCAAGATCGATAGTTTTAGAGGCTTTCTGTAGGGCTAAAGACTTCTTCTGTGTGTCTAGAGTCTTCTTCTGTAATGAGGCTAGTTCTTTAGCGCGCTTGGTTGCTGCCGCTTCTGCCTGTTTACGAAGGCCAATATTGGGATCTATGTAACCCGGCCGACCAGTATGCTCTGAGGCTCTGCCTTCAAGCGGTCTCGCGGCTGCACCTTGTTTAGAAAATTGGTCTAAGATTCTTATCAAAGGTGAGTAAGTCTTTAAGAAACCCTGTCCGTCTAGCCCACCTAAAATTCCTCCACCCGGCAAAGATTTTAACTGATCAATCATAATCGCCATACCGTAGATGGCATCTCCGAGCCAGATTGAAAGTTCTTGCATAGAATCTGCTAGAGGTTGGATACTGTTACCGCCGCCAGATAATAAGATCATGCTGTCTACGAGATTCTTACCAATAATTTCCTGAGCGTTATCGGCGGCCTCGCCTAGTACTCTCATTTGTCCTGTGTAGGTGGTTAGCTCTTGAGCTCCAGCACCTTTAAAATTATTGCTTAACTTTTCTACTGCGCTATCAAAATCTAAAGTCTTTAATTCTGATTGGGTAAGGCCTAAGTTATATTTACGAAGTCCTCTAGTCTGCCCTGTGTAGGCCGCTGCAAGATCCTGATTGACTGTCAGGAGATCGATGCCTGTACCAGCCGCGATGTCTAGCGAAAGGTTGAGAAGATCCTGAGACTTCGTAGCTGATCCAGTAGTAGTAATTAACTTCTGGAATGCCTCGCGTAGTACTTCGCCTTCTAGTCCGAACTTGGCAGATATGCTATCTAGCCGAGCCTCGATGCCGGGGATCTCAAAGGCTAGTCCTAGATTCTTTACTACTGTCTCTAATCGCCGAGCGGATTTCTCATTCTCGGCGAATGCCTTGACTGCATTCTTGCTAAATTGAATTATTTTCTCTGCGCTAAAGGCTGCGAGTAATGTCGCGCCCAGTCTCTTAACGCCCTTATTTAGTTTGTCAGTAGCACCGCCAGCCTGATCAAAGGCTTTCTTACCCTTGAACTCACCGATAATCGGTATGCGTAGCTCAGCCATTAGATACCTTTCGCATTAAACTTAGCGGCGGCCTTTTCAAGCGCCTTGATAACTCCAGCCTTAGCCTTGCCTTCATCTTCTTTATAAGCCTTAAACATGGCTCGACCTTGCATCTTTCCTGAGCCTGTAAGCGCACCCTGTAAGCGTGGCGTAAAGTTTCCTGTGTTGCCAGACTTGCGACCAGCCGTCTCATAGATAGCACCGCCAGCGCTCTTATTATGAATCGATACTGTCTGAACCCAACCTTGACGATTAGGCTTAGTCGGTGTCAGTTTATATCCCACGCCTCGCCGAGCGATACTAGCGTCATACTTAGGGAATCGACCATCCTCGCTAGTGCCCACAAAGCCCGAAGGCATAGACGAATTTGCTGGCATGTAACCACGAGCCTTTTTAACGAGAGGCTTTAGGAATCCCACCATCTCATCGCGTGTGGCTTTGTCGAGATCAGGATCGAATTGCTTCAGAGCCTTACGAAGCGCACTAGCGCCTTTTAGCTCTGTAGGCATCGCTCTGCTCCTTCGCTCTATCTTTCAACGCTTTCAGAATCATCTGGAGCATTGTCGGATCTAAATCGATTAAATATTGTGGAGGGATAGCCGTCTCAATGCTCAAGCGAGCTATGAGGTAGTGGATGCTATCCCTGCCTAAGCCAAAGGGTCAGACTCAGCAACCTCGACACTCTTTAGAGTTTCGAGAAAGTCTGCGCCGAATGGCTTGACTGTGACTCCACTTAGTCGAAGGCCTTCCCATGCAAGCCAATAGACATCTGATTGCTTTTCATCATCGCGGAACGCTTTGTGAAATCCCTTTTTAGCATATAGCTCGAACGCGTATTCGAGGCGAGGTGTGATCTCGATCTCGGTGACGCTGTTGTCCGCTAGTGTGACTATTAGTTTTGCCATGCTGTGCCCCTTTGTTTAGTGTTTTAGAATGTGCCTGTTGTAGCGACTACTGTAGTACCTGAGACATTAAATGTCAGGCTCTGCATACCGATGTCACCGACTGCGCCGTTGATATCAGTGGTGCTGTTGATAAGGCAGGTCATCGTGTAGAGAGGGTTAGTCGCGCTTACGGCGGTTCCCTTTTCCTGTAGGAGTACTACTGTGACGTTGGTTCCCCATGCAGCTTGCAATGTCGCTAGGACGTTAGCGGTCGCTGTGTCATTAAGGAAGTCGATTGTAACTGAAGAAGCCTCAAGGCCTTTGACGAACTTGTGTCCGCCATCGCCCATCGCTGTTACTTCAAGCTCATCGAAAGTACGATTAAGTGTTACAGATGTAACGTGGTCTGAAAGATCGACTGTGTTAATCTTCACGCCGACCTTGTTATTTAGAAATACAGCCATGAGATTATTCCTCGTCTTTCTTTGTAGGTGCTGGCTTAGGTGTTGATGGTGCTACCTGCCCGATCTTGATCAGGAAGGCTTCTTGCTCTTTTTCCCACTCGGACATTTTAGCTCCAACTCGTTAGGACTGAGATATTGATATTGCATGTAAGTAGATCACCTGAGACGGCACTTAGGACGGCCGGAGCCGATACCTCTGTAACGTTATAGGTGTATGAGGATGCAGCGAGTTTATTGAAGACTCGCACGATATTATCCTCGATTCCGTTTAGGTTGCCCTCGTTATCGAGTAAGGGAACCATGACGGAAATAGTAAAGTTCGCCATAGGCGAGATAGTGGCATGCCATCCGTTAGACGGCGTAATGTAAGGATCGGCTGGTGAGATTATCACGCTGTTAGCGATAGGCGTTGCAGGTGGGAATGCGAATACTGAGTACTTAGTATTATCGACTAGAGCTGCTGCGATACCTGCGCGTAGTGTTGATATGGCGGCCATTAGCCCACCATCGATCTCGGATCGAGATAAGGTGCGAGCAATCCGCGAACGCGAGCGAGTAAAGTATTACCCATTCGATAAGGTGAAGGCTGATAGCCATCGATGGTCACTCCGCCAGATGAAGGCGCTTGACGTGACTGCCAGATGTCGATAGAGACCATGAGCGAGGCTTCTTGAATTGCAGGGATGGTTGTGTAATCTGTATATGTCTCAGCTGCTGCGATACCGAATGGCTCCACTGAGTGACGTGGATTGTCGCTAATGTGATTGGTGGTTACGTTAAATGATCGAGTATCTACGCCCGTAATTGTCTTTGTGCCGTTGAACTTAGCTCCAGCACCTGAGATCACTACCGATTGTCCTACATAAAATACGTCGAGGATATTCTGATCAAAATAAAGTGTGCCGACTGTGCCTACGTTGCCGTGAGCAATAATGTACTGCTGGTTCTTCCATAGAAAAGGCAAGAGTACGTTATCTGCGGCATCGCAGACAGACTGCAAGACTGCATCAGTATAGAGAGTGCCAACGCCAAGGGCGGTGCGAAGCTCTGCAACTGTTGTCAGACTCATCCTGTGATCCTTTCTAAAGACTCGGAGGGTAGAAGGGCACTACCCTCCGAGCGACTTAGTTGGCTTACGCCTTGTTATTCTTGAATGCGCCTGCGCCGACCTTGGTCGCGATTGCGCCATAGCCGTAGTAGCCGATTGTTACCTGACCAGCAGCCGTTGACTCTGCGCGTAGTCGGTATGTTGGTGACTCGTACCATGTGTACGCATCTGGATTGATGATGAGGATTGTGCCATCGCCATCGCCGCCATTCTCTGGATCGACGTAGAGGTTAAGTCCTGCAACGTTACCTGTGAGTGATGTAGGTGTTACAACGCCGCCTGCGTTCTGAGGTTGTGAAGCGTTGTAGATAGGGCGTCCTGCATCGTTCAAGGTCATGATGTTAGACCATTGTCCAGTAGATACGACCATGTTGCGAGCGAATGGATTTGGAAGTCCTGCTGTTGCGCCATAAACAGATGCTGATCCACGAGCAACGATACCAAGAAGCTCGGCTGCTGTTGGATATGTTGCAACTGTAGTTGCGTCAAGTGTTGCACCTGAGATTAGTGCAGCGTTTACTGCTGCGTTAGTTGACTTGGCATAAGCTGCTGCCATGTTGCGAACGAGTTCATCGAAGAATGCTGGAGATGTACGATCTAGCAATTCGACTGAGAATACTTGCTGGCCAGCATACTTCTGCACTGTTACTGAAAGGAATGCTGAGGTCTGATCTGTGTTAGAAAATGCATCGCCTTCTGGCTCGATTGCAACTGTTGGCATTGCGGTGATCTTTGGGATCTCGAATGTCATACCTGCATCAGGAAGCACTCCACGAGAGATTGCATCGATTGATGGACGGATGGTTGTACCGAGTGGATTGATGATCTCAGATAGCTGACGTGTTGGTACTAGACCAGCGTTGTCTGTTGTATCTGCTGCTGCTGCGATCCATTGACGAGCTGAGTCGTCTCCGAGTGCGGCGCGGATTGTGTTCTCTGCATACTTTGCTGCAGTTACTTCAATGCGTGGCTTTGTGTAAGCCATTGCTGTTACAGCAGGGCGAGCAGCTTCAACTGCGGCAGCCTCAACTGTAGGTGTTGCTTCGACTGCTGGAGTGTTTTCCACTGTGGCTGTCTCGCTTTCTGTTGGTAGGGTTTCTTCAACGGCTTCATCTTCAGAGGCCGCGATATCAGTGACGGCTGCTGACTTAAATGCGGCGGCCTGCACTAAACTTACTTCGAGTAGGTCAGCACTCGATACATAGAGGACGCCATTCTTAGGCTTCGCTGCATTGACCATAACTCCGACTGATAGACCAGTACGAAGTTCTTCTGAGGCTTCGATAAGAGCATCTGTGCCACGAGAAGATTTAGAAATCTTAAACGATGCAAAGATTCCTTCTTCTGTCTCGTTAAAGAATTGAGCGCGGCCGATTGGCTGCTTAGGATCGTGCTCCAGAAGGAGCTTCACTTTAGATGAGTCAGCGATATTAATCGCGCCACGCTCAAAGACAACGGCTCCGGCAGATGTGTTACCAACCTCGCCATTAAAGGGGACGATCTTGCCAGAGATAGTGCGCTCGGCCGCATCTGCCGTAAGTTCTGCCGAAAAGGTCAGCATCTCTTTCATATGATTCCTTCGCTTCCGTTAGGTGTTAGATCAGTCATTCTCATCGCCTGCTCTTGGGTGATCAACTGGAGATCAAGCATCTCACGAATGACTGCTAATTCTGCAAGTGGATCTGTGCGTAGATAATTCTTGTCGATATCAAATTTGACGATATTGCCACGAGCTGTAATGTCATCCATAGATAGACGATCTTCAATCGCTGAAATAAATGGCTGTAAAGATAGCGTGAGGAATTGACGGCGCTCATCTTGAACGTTGGCATAGGTCATCGTCGTGTTCTGATCTGCCGAGACGTAGTACGGAGGGACGTTGCAAAGGCGAGCGATCTCTGTGGCAAGATTCTGGATAGCCTCGTTGTACATCATATCTTTAGGGCTGAATCCGACTGCCTCATACTGGAGAGTAGATGTCAGGTAAGCCGTAGAGCGATTTTGACGTGCATTCTTCCAAGCGGCGAGTAGTCCCTGTACCTCTGAAGGTGGAAGGTCTGCGCCAGAGTTACGGATATAACCTGTAGCCATGGGAGTCGCTGCTGCAACTACGCTGGCCTTCTGGATGTCAAGGGCTGCGCGAATCGTAGAGACGCCAGTATTAAGAATGCCATCATTGAGTGATTGGAATGTAATGAGTGAGCCTAGACCATCCATAGGGACGGTAGTGCCATCGATAGCGTATGACTTTACGAATACATTATCGCGATCAAGTGTCGCGGTGACTCGGCTGTTAGCGACCCACTCGAATCGAGATGGGCGACCGTCTTCTTGATATGTCTCTACTACTTGCCAGAATGCTTGTCCGTAGAATAGAAGTGAATCGACTGTGTAAGCAATCGTTACTGAACGTGGTTGATGGTATGAAGGTTGATCGAGCCATAGTGGCTTTCCTAATTCTTCACCTGTTGATTTTTTGTAAAGTTCAAGTGGGATCGTGCCGATTGTGCCAGCGAGTAGGTTACGGCATCGAGCTAGTGCCGGGACTCCGAGAGCCTCAGTACGTCCGACATAAGCGAACTGGAAGGGCATCGCGAAAGGTGAATACTCACCCAAGACCTGCGGTGCGGCTTGAGCCTCGATCGTGGCTTTTGGTGCTGCACCTGTGAGGCGCGAAAGGATACCCATAGAGTGCAATTATACACTACATCGTGTAAATCGCTGCGATCTGTTGAGGTTTTAATAGCATCGAAACTACCATCGCTAAGCCGATCGGCGCAGAGATATCGCCAGCGCTTTTACGCTTTACGATTCGCCATGCTGAGTCATTGACTTTAGCCGCGCAGTTATTCATCTGTTTGATTAGTTCATCTTGCCCGTTATGGACTACTCGACTGTTGACGAGACCATCAAGTAAGTCCGAGCATGCCTGATAGAACTGTTGGCCTGACACGTCTTGCGTTATCTGTCCGGCATTGGCAAGGCGCTCGGCGATTGACTGTGTTGCATATTTGTCATAACAGATCATCTTAGGTCTGTATTGATCAGCCCACGCTTTGATCTCTGCCGCTATCTTGAGGTCATCTACTGAGACTTGCGACTCCCACGTCTGGAGGATACCGACTCCGATTCTTCCGTCACCCATAATCTGACCAGCAACAAGGCTTGCATTGCGGCGAGATGGAGATACATCGAAGCCAAAAACTGTATAGCCACCGATCGGGATCGTAAGCGTGGCATCGGAGGTTGCCTCAAGTACGCCATGAGGCCACGGACTTTGTAGAGAATCAATCCATTGACATAGAAGCTCTGTTCTAGTGTCCTCAATCTTATTAGTCGCGACAGCTTCTTCAAGTGACTCCTCCGTTATCGTGTATCCGAGCGCAGGGTTAGCCATTGCCCATCCTGCTCGGTCTGTAATCTTGCAGTATTGCGGTGCTGAGTATTCGTAAAACCCAAATGACTTAGGAGGCGCGGATAAGGCTCGCTCCCTTAGCGTGTTAAGCGTCTCGGAGAAGGCGTCCCCGGCATTGCTAGTCAGTAGTGTCTGAGCGTTAGGTCTTGCGCGAGTAGTCGGAATCGCGGCTGTGTATCCGTCTTTAGATATCTCTCGGACTTCATCGATCCATAGAAAGTCGGCAGTACGTCCACGAGATGAGTCACGTGTATCAGATACTAGGTCAAGTGTTGCACCGTTAAGTAGCTCTATTCGTTCTCCACCGTTAGCGTATCTAATCGCCTTAGTGCCTGCCTTTAAGTGAGGTGCGTTCTCGATGATCCACGCGATCTCTCTAAAGGTCATCAAGGCTGTTGCTCGGTTAGAGGACATGATCAGGTGCTTAGTCTCACCTCCATAAAAGAGACCCCAGATCACACGCATACGTCCTAGATGAGATTTACCATTCTGGCGTGCGACCAGACACAGGGAAGTCTTGCGAATGTACATTCCTTTAGCGTCTATGCGCATCATGTCATCAAGCATCCAGCGTTGCCACGGCAATAGCGGCGTCCCTAGATCCTCAGCCATCTTAGCGACTTCATCAGCTCTAGTTTTGCCTTTCAGAAGTGGACTGTGAAGCCTTGCCTTCGTTGCCCCTCGTAGCGGCTGTTTACGAGGCGGCATCATTCACCATCGATCGGGATCGGCCGGGCAGAGAATGGACTGTCTCGGTGAACTTCCGACCGCATTGGGGATATATTGGAAGA